TGCTTAACTACTTTAATGGCTGACTGTATGCCAGCTAGAGCTGTTAGAGGATCAATCATTTTTTGTCAACTTTTTGCCACTCAAGGCATACTACTTTTCGGTTGTAAACATCACCTGTCCATGCCCACCTGATACATCTGTATTTGTCTTCACTAGATGCTACCAATATAACAAACATTGATAACATTAGTAACCATTTCACGGCATCGCCCAAATTATTATGTAGCTACAAAAGGCCACAAGAACAGCAATACTGACTGCTGCAATGATTGCAAACAGCCACTCTCTCATGTTATCTAAACATATCGAAAAGACCACTTGCATTAGGGAAGAAGTTTTCTGGGTCAGTTGTTGCGGAATTTACGCCTTGACCTATTGCACCACCCATTCCACCAGCACCTTGCAGTTGTTCACCAAGTAAGAATCTAGTACCACCAGTGCTTCCTAGTACATTACCTAATCTGTTTGCCATGGGTGGGGTTAAAGTTGCCCCAAGTCCTGCACCAATACCAGCACCATAAGCTCCATCAAATCCCAACATCTGCGCTAATTGGCTACCGCTTGCAGCACCAACACCAGCCGTTGCAAATGGTAACAATTGCGCACCAGTAGCAGGTGCAACTTTCGGAGTAACAGCACCACGAGTCGTATCAACAATGTCTCTTAACAAAGTAACTTCATCTAGCAATTCTGGGTTGTTTGCAAATGCTACACGTTGTGGTGTGGGGCTATCTGGTCTACCAAGGTTCAAAGTTCTTGTAAATGCAGGTGCTGAAAAACCAGTAGCCGCATCAGAATTTATAGCTTTATTTCTTGCATCATTAAGAATGGAGTATTGAGCAGCCTGTTTACCAACTGGCGACATCAAACTAACCGCCCGTTGTGCTGTTGCAGGATTAGTATCAAAATTAAACTTTTGTGCCGCTAAATCAATATCATCTACACCCGATCTACTTGATACAAGTTTGTAAATATTTGTATCTTCACGGAATGGCAAAACAGTCTGTTTAAACTGGTCAATAGCTTTTGTATGCTGCGCTCCAGCAGGGGTAAATAATTTAGCGCCATTCGCATCAATAGCGGGCGCAGCCCAGACATCCACATCATCAGCCATACCTTTGTATAACTGGTTAATTGCGTTAACTTGTTTTTCGTTGTATGAGCCAGGTACTACACCTTTACGAACACGCTCCAACTCTGCAAAAACTGTAGATTGCAAGTCACGTAGCTCTTTATAAGAGCCACCACCGCTTTGACTTAATTCGTCTAATTTATTAAGTGTCTTCTCAATAATCGGAGTTTGTGAAGTAGATGGAAACTGCTTTACAACATTGCGGGTAGCTTCATTGGTATTACGCAATGGAATAATGTCATCACCAGCCAACAGTTCGGCTTTTTTAAACTCAGGGTTGACATTATCTTTTGCAGTCTTGTATTGTTGACGCAAATCATCGGCAATAATTTTCTTTTCACCGCCATCACTCATTCCAGTAGGGCGCAATTTATCAGTTGTTCTTTCAATTAAACTCTTAACTTGATTTGCTTTAGCTTGATTTGATTGGTCTGTTGTATAACCAAACTGACGAGATTTTGCAAGGGTTCCAGCACCTGGGCCGCCCACATCACCAACATCAATACCTACACCACGTTGAGCAGCAGATTCAATAATTTGACCAGTAACTGGATCACGATAACGTGTGCCAGAAGGAATATTTCCTGCACGAGCAGCAACAGCACCCGCAGGTAAACCTGCCGCTAAGTTAATACCTAGCAAGGCTAACGGGTTTGTAACATCAAATTGGCTACGAGCAGTCTCAGCCGCACCAGTTCCAACAGTAGCACCTGCTGCTTGAGCAATAGGTTGAGCTGCCAAACCACGACCAACAACTTGTGCTGTTAAATTAGGAGCTTGTTGCAATAGTCCACCAACACCGCCCATTATAGGAATACCAGCTACTGCACGAGTTACATTTGCAATACCTTTTTGGAACTCTGTTTCTGGTTGTGGCAATCCAAGCATAGTTGCAAAGTTTGACATTGCTTGACTAGGTGGTTGCAATTGACTACCAGTAGCCCTGTTGATCAACATATTTAATGGTGATCCAACTATGTCAGCAATTCCTCCCGCACCTTCCAATCCATACCTAATTGTACGACCAACTTCATTGACAGCTTGATTGCCTAATCTATTGAAAGCAGTTTGTTGTTGTGCAGGAGCTTGTTGAACTACTGGTTTACCAATCATTGATGGATCAATATCACGATAACCAAGATTTTGATCTGGGTTAGCCATACCACGTAAATCAAGTTTAGGAGCTTGTTGTTGTGGTTGACCAAGCAATGAAGGATCAATATCTCGATATGTAGCCATATTTGTACCCACAACTTTCTGAACGTAATCTTGTGTTTCTTTAAATGGAGGAACTCCACCATACTTTTCAACATTTGCTGGACCTGCGTTATATGCAGCCGCTACCAAAGTTGGGTCTTGAAATCTTTGTGTTAACTGGCTTAGATATTTAACACCGCCACGGATGTTATCTTTCCATTCCATTCTGTTAACACCAAGATCATTGGAAGTAGCACCCATTAACTGCATGGGGCCATAAGCACGATCACCAGTTTTAGTCTTAGGTCCAATAGCGTTAAAAACACCACCAGACTCTGTTTGAATAACCTTTTGTACAAAAGAAAAAGGAACGCCTTGCCTTTCAGCTTCTTGCCGAGCAAATTCGTAAACTTGATCTTTGGTTGCCATTAGTCATAAACCCGATAAACGCCACTAGGCAATTGGTAAGCAGTTTTACCCTTATCTGGACCAGCAGTAACTTGTAACTGTGGCAAGTATTTGCGTAAGCCAGGCGATTCAAACATTTGTTTTTGACCTTGTGGAGATGCTTCCCATTTACGAATAGCATCAGGACCAGCGTTTTTAGGATCAGAAACAAAGTCATAGTATTCTTGCTTACGCTTGTTGGCTTCACGCAGAACAGCTAAGTTAAAGTTTGTTGATTCTTTTGGATCTGTAATTTGAGCATTACGCTGACCATAGTAGCCAATCTCAAAGTTAGAGATTGCACCAACTGCCTCAGACAAACTTTCACCTGTTAAAGCGTTAATACCTTGACGAGCAGAAATAGCATTCGTTAAAAATTGTTTATTTCTATCTCCAGATACACCCAAGCTATTAAACACATTTCCTAATTGAGTCCTGACATTTGTAAACGAACCTGTATCAAAGCCTGGACTGTTATAGGCATTTTGAAGTTGGTCAATTACTGGTGCAGTCTTTTTAGCTGTTTGATAACCTTTATAAGCATCAGCAAGAATTGGCTTAAATGCTTCATTTAAAGTTGCTTGTGCCGTAGTAGGGCCTGTTACTGGTTGCACAACAGGATTAGTTGATAGTTGTGCAACAGAACCATTAGCTCCTGCTTGACCTTGTAGACCAGGTGGTTGAACAAACGTAAATGTTGGAGCACCAGCCGCAGTTGTAGATGGACGAGGAATATTAGCTTCACGAATACTTGTTTCAGTAGCAACACGTTCTGCAAGAGATCGTATTGCACCTTCAGCATTTCTAATTCCTACTGGTTGTGCATTAGCATTGAAAATATATTCTTCACCTTTAGAAAGCTCAGGTAAAGTATTCATTGCTGTAGCAGATCTAAATCCGCTAATTGGAGCAGTTTCAAAATTGACATTTCCACCTTGTACAGTACCACCAAGTTGCAAACCAGATTTAAGGTCTGCACGAGGAATAACAGCAGTTGGTCTATTTCTAATGTCAGTAGCAACTCCATCTGCAATGTTTGGCTTAAATGCACCAAATGAAGATGCCAATGATGGAATCATTTGAGTAGCATTAGGATTCAATGCTAATCTAGATAAACGTGTTTGCAAGTCGGCATAGTTAGGAGGCTCATTAGGTATAGCTTGTGGCTCAACCCTTTCATTTGGAGCACCTAATTTTGTACCTAAAGAATATGGACTTGGAGCTTGTAAAGATCTTCCAAGATTCGCATTGAGTGCTTGGGTTTGTACCTGTTGCTCATTTGGAAAGAAATCCTTTTGTATGCCTTGCAACTCAGACAACAAACCTTGTTGTTGCCTTTGCTTTTGCATATTAGGAATAATGTTTTGAACAGCTTGATATCCAGAAGCAATACCATTTCCACCAAAAATGCTTCCTAATAGGAACTGATTAAAAGCCTCATCTTTGACAGCTTTTTGATCTTCTTCTGACAAGCCTTTTAATTGCTCTTTTGGTAATAAAAATTCCATGATAATTCCTTACTTTCCGAACAAACTTGCACCAAAGCTCGAGCCGCTTGAAGAGCTTGTTGCACCAGATCCACCACCAACATTGAGTCCCAATGCTTGGTTGATAAGCTGTTGTTGCTCCAACGGCAGATTGCGTACTGCATCCAGAGTTTGCTGAGAGAAGCCTTGTTGCAACAAACCTTGATCTCGCAATTGATTTGCTTGATTGAATCCAAGATTCTGTAGATTAGTAGCTGCATTAGCTAACTGAGTTCCACCAGAAAGTCTTTGTTGGTTAGCAGTCAAACCAGCTTGTTGGTTAGCTAAGTTAGCTTGCAAGAAGTTGTTTGCATTTGTCAAACCCGCTTGTTGGAATAAGTTTGCTTGTTGTGAGGCAACAGCATTTTGTGCAGCCGCATTAGCTAAACCTGCTTGATTAAACGCAGAGGCTCCAAACTGGTTAGCTTGATTCTGATAACCAAGGTTAGCCAAATTCATTGCTTGTTGATTACCAGCATTGAACTGAGAAGTCTGATTCGCTGCATTTGCACCAAACTGATTAGCTTGTTGCTGATTGCTTGCGTTGTACTGAGCCATTGCATTTTGCGCTGCAGCATTTTGTAATGCGGCTTGATTTGAAGCTCCAGCACCAAACTGTGCGGCTTGATTTGAAGCAGCCATAGATGCCAAACCAGCTTGCTGAAGATTTCCAGCATTAAACTGAGCCATCTGATTAGCTTGAGATTGATTAGCTAAACCTGCTTGTTGCAAGTTACCAGCATTGTATTGCGCCATCTGGTTTGCGGCAGCTTGATTAGCTAAAGCAGTCTGTTGGGCAAGATTGGTATTAAGTTGACCAGTAGATAAATCAACGCCTTGATTAGCTAAAGCCGCACGCAAATTAGCATCTTGGTTAGCCAAACCAAACTGTCCTGCAAGTTGCAATGACTGTTGAGTAGTAGCGGCATCTTGAGCTTGATTAAGCTGTTGTGACTGCATCTGACGAGCCAAGTCAGCTTCAGAAGCTTGTTGGGCAGCAGCATAAGCAGCGGCATTTTGTTGAGCAACTAAACGTGCAGCATTTTCATCAAATGCACGATTAGTCTCTGCTTCAGCCACACCCTGTCTCGATCCACCAAATGCTTTTGATACAGTTGCTTGAGCCAAATTTTGCTGTTGTTGCAATTGGCGTGAACGATCCAAATCAGTCAGACTTTGTTGAGTAACAGCCTGAGTATAAGGATTCATGTACTGTTGAATATTCTGATTCAAAAATGAAGCAGCATTAACGTCACGGATATTTGCTCTTGCTTGTGGAGCAATTGCACCCAGTGCTTCAGAAGTTACACCTGCACCAGTAACCCCTGTTGCACCAACATTTTGAATTGAAGATCTTGCAAGTTGAGCAGCTTTTGCACGTTCAGCATCTCCTGCTGATACACCTGCAAATCTTTCAGCAGCTCCTGCTGTTTGACCGCCATAAGTATCAGCTCCATAACCACTACCTATTGCTGTCTGGGCTGCTCCTGCTCCTGCAGAATCAAATCCTTTATAACTTGCATTAGCGGAAGTACCTGTTGCAGCCGTATAACCTTGTTGAGCAGCTAAAGACGCAGGATTTACAGTTGCACCACCATAAGCGTTATAAGTAGCATTTTGAGGGGTATAGTTGGATGCTTGTTGTATGAGATTTGCCGCATCTGTTGCATAAAGAGTTGGTGCGCTTAGTGGGCTTGCATACAAACGATTTAAATCAAATGCTTGATTTTGGTCAGCATTAAATCCTGCAAATTCACGAGGCTTTAAACTACTAGCTACATTTTGTGTGCTTTGTAAGTTATTTAAAAAAGCTTCTTTAAATTGCGGGTCTAATTGCGATTGCGATGATTGTTTAGAACCTGATAAACTCATTTTATATCTCCGTACTCAAGAAAACTCTTGTTTGAACTTGATAAATCTTACTCATAACCTTGTCCCATCCTTTACGACCTGTCATAGTCATGTGAGTGCAACTTTCAATTTTTCCGTGTTTTTCCACGTATGGAAGTATTCTGATAACCTCATCCATGTCACCTGCTGCCAAGAATACATTGATGATTTTTCGTTTTGGATAGGTGATAATTTCGGTAACGAGAGCCGTGTTGACACCAGGCCATAATTGCATTTCATCTTTATTGAGGGCCATTGCGACATCCTCAAGACTATGCGTTTCGTTTCCGTATTCTAGCGCATTTAATAATAATTGCTCACTTTGTAGAAAATATGGAACCCACCACTTAGGCTTCCCATTTTCCACAAAACTACTGCAATCGATCATACTGCTGACGCTGTTAATACACCTATATTACTAACCAAAATCTCATATCTAGTGCCGTTTGGACTAGAGATAATCAGTCTGTTTGGAGGGCTTATCTTACGAGAGCCAATCTCAACATCCTGATTACGTTTATATAGGTTTGCATCCTCAGACTCAATAAGTCTGCGAACATTGGCCTGATCTCTAGGATCATAGGAAGGAGTAGGAGTTGGAAGCTTCAACGCAAACCTCCTGGCTTACCATCCAATCGAATAGTCCCGACACGCCAATCAGTATTGACATTGCCTTCAATCTTTACGGCAATCTGTCTACCAGTAATACGTACAGAAGTAGGCGTATTCATGGTGTAAGGACCATAGTTGTATTCTGTTGAATTAGGGTAAAACTTGGTGCTAAAACGAGCTTTTACGTCACCCAAAGTGTTCTCATCAGGGACTAGACCAGTAATATTCATTACTCTGTCTCCAGTAGCTAATTCAACTGGTCCTGACTCAGCAAATGGGGTAATTGAGTCATAAGTAAAGCCAATCTCATGCTCATAGACATAAGAATCAGATGAAACCATCATTGGTTTGCCAAATACACCAGAATCAGTACCGCAAGTCCTACCAAAAGTACCAATAGCCCAATGGTTCTCACGATAGTTGTAGCTTACATATGAATCATTCTCAACACTGGCTGAACTTGGGTAAAACCACCAAACTTCACCATAGGCTGAGTTATGGACGCAGTAAACCTTAGATGCTTGCTGATAGTTAATGTTGTTAAAGATGTAGTCTCCAACATCACAAGGTAAGGGCTTAACAAAGCCATCAAACATCCAGAAACCAGACTTAGACATCCATATACATGAATTGTCAGTAGCCGCCACTGATTGACGGGAAATAACACCACAACCTGTGCCAATACGCTCAAATCCATAAACGTATGGTGGGCCAATATAAGTTGCTGAATGGACATCTACATCAGTAAATAAAATAGTAGCACCACGTACACGCTTGCCACACATCAGAGAACCCAATGTTGTTAGGTCAAAGTCACCTGCTTGATTGGTAGCACTAGGTGTCCAAGTAGTATTAACCTCTTGGTCAGACCATTGTACTTTACGTGGGTTTCCACCTGCTCCAAGAGCAAACAAGAATCTTTCCTCTGTCACGACTAAACCAGAGCAAGTAGTTGGTGCATTGGTAATAGCAGCGGCTTTAGTACCAGTATTTAACTGCCACTCAAGAAGCTTTCCATCAGCGTTTGAGCAAGCTACTAGATATTGACCCCATGTGTCCATACTCCAAGTAGTAGCAGGAGTGTAAGAGCCTGTATCTGGTCTAGCAATACCATAGGCGGCAGTACCATAAGCACCATAGCCATAACCTAGCTTGGTGTCTGCATCAGCAATGCCAACAGTAAAAGACGTAGGTGTAATGTCATATGCAACACCACCTTCATTCATTGCATAGAGCTTTGAATGTGTACCAATTCCTGTCCAGCGGATATTACTGTTATCACGCCAAGCAATCAGCCCTCTGGCAGAACCAGTGAGTTGAGTTGAAGAGCGTTTACGCCATCCACCAATAGGGCGAATGGTATTCTGATACCAACGTACCAGAGTAGAACTGTTCCAGCGTCCTTTAGATTGGTACTCAGTACCATTCTTGTAAACACCTGGCGGGATGTTTAATGGGATATACATTTATGCAATTCCATAAATACGGACTTGACCTGCGCCACCTGTACCGCCAGTACCAGCAGAATATCCTGTATCAGCAGAAGATCCACCACCGCCACCGCCACCTGGGAACCCACCTGCACCACCATTACCGCCATTAGAAGCAGGTTTAGCAGAACCACCACCACCACCAGTACCCATGCCAGTTACAGAGTTAGTTGTTCCTGCAGTACCATTTCCACCATTAGTACCACCTGCACCACCGCCTCCAGTTGTGTAAGAATTTGATGTTCCACCTGCGCCTCCAGCAGCAGTAGCATTACTGCCTTCCATTCCTGTTCCACCACCACCACCCGCAGGTCCGTATAGTGATCCACCACCATCATTACCAGTTAAGTATCCTGTTCCACCACCGCCACCACCCCAGATTGCAGAAGCATCACCACCACCACCACCGGTAGTTTGATTACTTCTACTAAATGCTAAATTAACAATTGCTTGGCTCCATGGAATAGATGGTCCACCACCATTGGCACTTAAATTAAGTCCTGTTGAATTAGCCCCATTACCACCAACGCTCAATGAACCACCACCACCTGCTCCACCACCATATATAGCATTTGTAGTAGAAGCAGCACCACCAGTACCGCCACCATATGCAACTACATTATTAAATGATGAATTTCCACCAGCAACACCAGCAGTTCCACCAGCACCAATAGTAGCTGTTACTGATGATCCAGCAGTAGGCGCATCGACAATGGCAAATACTCTTGCACCGCCACCACCCGCACCTGGACCATAACGATAGCCTCCACTAGAGTTAGTTGTACCTGATGCACCACCGCCACCTCCTCCAACTGCGTCAATTGCAAGTTTTTGATAACCAGGAGGAATAGTAATAGCACTAGTAGTTGTAACAGTTACATTAAATGTATTTATAACAACAGATTTAAATGATGTTCCATTACATAGAACTAAACGAACCTCTTTTGGATACATTACAAAACTTGTCAAACCATCAATAGTTTCTGAACTATTAGGATCTAAAGTGACGTTACCAGTACCTGAGTTACCAATATAAACCCACCATCCTGCACCTAGTGTTGTAGCGGCAGTAAATGTCTGTGTAAAAGTACCACTGGTTACATCAATGTAATAACCATTGTCAGACAGTGCTAAAACTGTATTTGATGTACGTGTAGACGTTGGGATACTAAAGTTTCCACCGATAGGTGATGCTGAAAAATTAGTTCCATCAGATTTTAGGAAATAACCTGCAGCACCTGCAGATGTAAGTCCTGTACCTCCGTTGGCAATAGGTAAAGTTCCTGTTACACCAGTAGTCAATGGCAAACCAGTAAGGTTTGTTGCTACGCCAGATGTTGGAGTTCCTAGAAGTGGAGTCACCAATGTAGGAGAAGTGTTTAGAACAACAGATCCTGTGCCTGTTTTAGTTCCTACACCAGTACCGCCCTTAGTTACTTTAAGCAAAGGACCAGTATCAAATAAAGCATCAATGGTGTCTAAGTCAGTATTAACTTTTGTACCCCATGTATCGGTAGATGCGCCTACCTCTGGTTTGGTAAGACCTAAGTTTGTGGTTGTTGTATCAGCCATGTTGACCTCTTAATTTACTGTAGTCCAAGTTTCTGATTGTTCTGACACATCAGTCCAACTTTCAGAAACGTCTGTAATTGCTGTCCAAGTCTCTGAAATATCTGCTTCATTTTCCCATTTTTTTCTACCTGATGCAGTAATACTTGATGAGCTTGATGAGTTTGCAGATGTTATGAATACAGCCACACCATTAGCAGATACTGTACTTTCTGGAAATATGATAATTATCGTTGAATAGACGCTAATTGCAAAGGCGGTTATGTCAGAAACAGCGTCAATGTTTGCGCCTCCACCTGCACTATAGTTTGCACTGGCAACAACAGAAGAGGAAGAAGCACTTATAGCACTTCCTGCACCTAAATAGATAGCACTAGCACTTACTGAAGAAGTTGCATCTATGTTTGCCGAAGCATCTTTAGCACCACCTGCAAGCGATGAAAAAGGAACTTCAGATAGTGCGTAAAAGCCAAACATTATTTAAGATGTCCGTTTCCACCTAGCCATGCAAATAAAGCTACTGTTCCTAGTCCAACAACCCAAAAGAACTTTTTGACAATGCTTTCACCAATGCTGATATAAACATTCTCTATTACTTTTTCAGTAACTTTTTCAACTAGTAATTCTAGTTGTTCATCAGTAAGTACAATATTGTTTTGCATGATTAAGTAATAATTGCTGTTGAAGTTTCTTTGTCAATCCTAAGTGTTCCTTTACAAACAATATTGTAATCAACATTGTTTTGGTCTTTTTCACTTTTTATTTGAACATTTAACTCCAAATTTTTAAATAAATACTCTTTTTCACCTTCAAACACACGCCAAACATGATCTAAGCTGCCTCTACCAGTTTGGCCTCTTGATTTATTAAAACGTATTCTGTAAGTATTCACACTATTTCTGCAACAACAGGATTTACAGATTGTACGAAACAAACGGGATTTTCAGAATACTGAACACCTAAGTTGAAATGCACAAATTTAATTGGCAATTCAGATGCATGGCGTGTAAATGAATGTGCTAACCAAGCATTAGCAAACATTAACATACCTGGTTTAGGATTAAAGTTAATCATTTTGCTTGCAAATGTTGCAATGTTTGAATCTTGTTCTGGCAGATCAATTGGAGTTTTAGATGCTCTTGGATCATGAAATACAACTTTTGAACAGTTCTCAGGAGTTTCAAGAAAATAAAACCCTACCATTTGTGAACCATAGCCATGAATATGTTGATCCATAGCTGAATGTTTATGGTGTTCTTGTGTCCACATTTCTATAAATGTAGTATTAAAGTTTTGCATATTGTATCCTTGGTCATTAAGGATATTCCATGCAGTAGAACCAATAAATTCTGAGAAATCTTTTAATCGTGGATCTGTGAAATAACTTTCAGTCATTAAAACTGGATAAATTTCATTAAGATCTTGTTTTTTTCGTTGAATATCAAGATTTTCATTGGATACAGATTGCACAACTTCTAAAAAATCTGGACGCTCAATAACATAGACTATTGAAGGAAAATATACCGCTGTTTGAACTTGCGTTTTTTGAACCATCTCAACTACAGCTTCCGCTGCTTTGCAACCATTGATTGATTTTTTAACTTTTTTCATACTAACTCCTTGGTGTGTAAGTTCCATCGTCATTTTTTAATGGAGTTTGTGGCAATCGAGCCGATGGTGCGTCAGCAATAACATAAGCGTTCAGTATGTCGATGTAATTTTGCACAACTTGTTTTCCTGTTTCATCTGCTAATTCTAAAAGAATAGAATTCCATTTTGCCAAATGTTGTGTTTTAAGTTGCTCTTTGTATTGAATCATTGCTTGATTTTTAGCAAATATTTGCTCTTCATTCATTGGTCGTTTATACCAAACATCTTTAACAACACCACCAACCCATTCATATTGAGAGTATGGGACTTCATAAACATCAAGTGGTAAACTATTTTTATCAAAATCTACACGTTCAAAATTTGCAAATTCTGAAGGCAAGTTGTTTATATCAATTTCAGGATAAGCCTGTATTATATTTGCTTCCAATATTGGATGTTCAAATGGTTGACCATTAACAATTTTAATAAAAAGTCTCATTACAAGTTACCCGTATTTGTAGATGGGAATGATCTTGTATTTCCAGGCCAAATAATACGTACAGCACCAACACCACCAGCACCCTCGCCATTTCCTGCAGTTGCACCACCACCGCCACCACCATATGCTCCACCAGTTGGACGAACTCCTGCTGAACCACCAGATCCACCACCACCGCCTGTGGGTGGATTTCCATTTGTACCAGCAGAACCACTAGATCCTTCACCTAAAATTCCAACACCGCCACCTCCAGCACCATTAGTACCACTTCGACCTGTACCGCCACCGCCTCCACCACCGCCTGAACCAGCTTGTGCTGGAGTATTGTATGCACCAGCGCATCCCGCACATCCACCACCACCGCTATAGCCGCCCGCACCACCACCACCTGTGCCACTACCAGAAGATTGATTAGTGCCATATCCACCGCCATAACCTCCACCATTTCTACTTGATCCACCAGAAGCCTGAGCATTAGCATAAAGTATAGAAGCACTACAAAAGTAAGACCGACTTCTAGTGCCTAAGCAGCAAAACATTTCAACTGATTCTCCAACTTTAATTGCATATGAACCTCCAGGTGTAACTGAATAGTTATTCATATAAGCAAGACCGCCACCAACACCACCATATCCAGCGGAACAACACTCAGAATGTTGACCTCGACCACCAGCACCAACAACAACAACCGATACGGATGTAACTCCTGCAGGTGCAACCCATGTATATGTACCAGAAGATGTATATGCTTGTTGACCCGTTACAACTGAAGGAGTTACACTATTAGATGATCCACTTGCGGCACTCTGACCAATAGCATTAGTTGCTTTTACAGTAAATGTATAAGCAGTTCCTGTTGTTAATCCAGATACAGTAATTGTTCCTGATCCAGATGTAACTAATGTTCCCGTCAAACCTCCAGGAGATGAAGTTGCAGTATATAAAGTAATTGTTGCACCGCCATTATCTGAAGGTGCTGTGTATGTTACTGTTGCAGTTGTTGATCCTGTAGCTGTTGCAGTTCCAATTGTAGGAGCTGCAGGAACATTTGCAGTTACAACAGAAGTTGAATTTGAATTTGCACTTACAGCAGCACTTGAGTTTGTAGCAGTTACTACACATCTAATTGTTTGACCAACATAAGTGCTTGAAACTATATAAGTGCTAGATGTAGCTCCAGAAATATTAGTATTTGATACGCCATATTGCCATTGATATGTATATGTAGGAGTTGGAATACCAGACCATGTTCCAGTTGAACAACTTAATGTTTGTCTTGCTTGTGCTGTTCCTGTAACTGCTGGAGCAACAGAATTTACGGGAGCAGATGTAAATGCTCTCCCATAAGCAAAAGCATGAACAATTCCACTCATGTCAATCCACTACCTGTAATTAGCCAAGTTGTTGTTGTTAATTTAAGTGCTGTAGCAGATCCATATTGAGCTAATGAACGGCTACCTGTTGTACCAGTTCCACCTAAATACATAGTATCTGTTGTGATTGCAATAGTTACAACTTGAGAAGTCATATTTACAAATGAAATTGCAGTACCAATTGGATATGCAACAGAAGCATTTGCTGGGATTGTGAATGTCCTTGCATTAGCATCAGTAGTTGGGTGGTAAATGTGTTTACCAGCATCTGCTAAAACTAATGTGTAAGCAGCAGACTGACTATTTTGTGGAATGTTTTTAAATCCGACAGCATCTGTACCATCAGCAGTGCAACTTGTTAAATTACCTGATGTAGGTGTTCCTAAGATTGGAGTAACTAATGTTGGACTTGTTGCAAATACATTTGCTCCTGATCCAGTTTCATCTGTCAAAGCAGCAGCAAAATTAGCACTTGATGGAGTCGCTAAAAATGTAGCTACACCTGTCCCCAATCCTGACACTCCAGTTGCAATAGGCAATCCTGTAAGGTTTGTAGCAGTACCACTAGATGGAGTTCCTAGAACACCGCCATTGACTAATGGTGCGCCAGCAGAACCAACATTGACAGCTAAAGCCGTAGCAACACCAGTACCTAGTCCAGATACCCCTGTGGAAATTGGAAGACCTGTAGCGTTTGTTAAAGTACCGCTTGTGGGTGTTCCAAGAATTGGAGTTACCAATGTTGGTGAAGTAGCAAAAACAGCAGAGCCTGTGCCTGTTTCGTCTGTCAAAGCACCCAAAAGATTTGCTGAAGTAAATGATCCCAATGATGTAGCATTGCCAACTGAGGTGACTGCACCAGTTAAGTTTGCATTTGTTGTGACATTGCTTGCAGTGAATGCAGTTGCAGTTCCTGTAATGTTTGTACCAATTAAAGCAGATGGTGTACCAAGAGCAGGAGTTACTAATGTAGGACTAGTAGCAAAGACCAATGATCCTGTACCTGTCTCATCAGAAACTGCAGCAAGTAAATTAGCACTTGTTGGTGTACCAAGAAATGTAGCTACACCAGTACCCAAAGAGGTTATGCCAGTACCACCATTAGCAACTGCAAGAGTACCAGTAACACCTGTTGATAGAGGTAAGCCAGTAGTATTAGTTAAAACACCACTCTGAGGTGTTCCAAGGATAGGAGTAGTGAGTGTAGGGCTAGTTAAAGTCTTGTTTGTCAGGGTCTGTGTAGAGTCACTCAATACTGACTTGTCGGCAGGATATGTAACAAATACATCTTTTGAACCAGCAGCAAAAACTACTTTTGCATCTGCATTGCTAGACTGTAATACTGTAGTTCTGGCAAGTGTTAGTCCATTTGCTGACAAAGTTCCAAGGCCAATTTCCCAATCAGAACCTAGGGAGACAGCATAGTACGTAGTGTTGCTATTGCCAACACCCGCAGAGAATGTTTGGAAACCACTAACAGCACCAC